GCCCAGTGAAACGTGGTTCTACTTCAATCATAGAATCCGCTCCCCAAGTTTGAGCGGTACTGCCATCCATGCCACGCATAACATACACATTCGCACCATTACGCTTAGTAACATACATAGTTTCTGGTGCAGTATTGCCGTGACTTACTGATATATAAGAACCAGCACGAACACCATCTGCTTCATGTTCCAATACAAATTGTGTATCTGAATGACCAATACCGACTTTAATAAGATCTAATTCGGCACGTGTATTACTATTTAAAAGTCTTTTCGTGTCTTGGATGGAGTCTGCGATAGTAGGCATAGTTAGATGATAGTCGTTGTCAGGGGGCGAGGGAAACCCTAGCGCCCCCTAACAACAGTGGGGGGGTATTAAATTACTAAGCTGTTAGCGTAGTAAACTTGCCCATATGTGCTTCGCCCTTCACTTGAAGACCTTCTTCACATAGGATTTGTACCTTGTCGCTGTCACCAGTTTTGGCGAGAGCCTCAACTACTAGCGGTTGCATAACCCTGCGGGAAACGCCTTCCTTAGTAATCAAGAACGCACCCTCTTTGTCGCACCAGCGGTTTCTTACACACTGGGTTTCACCGAACTCGGTGAAGACGGACATTGTTGGTACGCGACCACGACGAGGATCGTCAATGACTGTGCGTACACGGCCACTATCTGATACTGCGTTGAGGGTAGCAAATGAAGCAGGGTTAGCGATCAAAAGATCAGGCATACCACCTGCGTTATAGCATTTCTGCTGGAGTGCTTCCAATGCGCCGATAGTCAACGTGGTTGTTGCATCGGTATTAGAAGTAATCCAGTAGTTAAGTCCACCAGTTGAACGACGCTTATCGCTGTCGTCATTGTTCTGGTACTGACCATACAGGTAAGCCTGCTCACGAGTGATGACGTTTTCAACCGTGCGGCCATAAACCTGCTTGGCGAACTCGTCAGACACACCGTAACGTGATACCTGCTGTTCAGTACGTGACATGTGGATAGGGGTAGGTCCGAAGATCTGAGTACAGTTCGTGCGGATCGTGCGATCTGCTGTACGTACTTGTCCCGGATCGGAACCTTCTGGAAGGGCTGTGCCTACGCAAATAACTACGTCTGCATGTCCCGCTGTGGTAGCTGGCCAAGCTGAATCGTTTGCCCAGTTTGCAAGAGTCAGAACACCAGCGTCGTTGTTGACATGTGTAACGCGCTTTATTGACGCATTCATAGCAACACCTGTCTCAGCTATGCTGATAAGGTCATCAACTTGGAATCTGTAAGAATCCGCGGCGGATACAGTAACATCAGTTGCTCCTGCACCTGCGGCTCCTGTATCAGTTACCGTTGCACGAGGAAGCAATAGCTCCTCGTCCATCCATTTAAATTCTTGCTGGTCGGTGCCAGAACTTGAAAGAAGTTGCCTTCCATCTGTTCCGATACCGTTAATAAACGGAGAATCAGTAGGAGAAATCATGTAAATGAGTTCGTCCATGTTGATTTTTACGCCAACCGCAAGCTCGTAGGAGGTTACCATACCTCCATTAGGCACTACTGCCATATTTCTACGCTCCTTTAATTAGTAGTGGATTGTCTGTTTTTTCTTTCTCGCAACAGTCCTTCATACTTTGAGCGATTATCAGTAAATTCTTTGATTGGTATAGTTTTGCCATCATCTTTACGATAAGGAACAAAAGAGCCATCATTCCTATGTTCACCTGCAACTTGTTTCTCCCAAGTAGGGTTTGCCTTTCTTGGAGGAACTTTGTTTCTAGTGCTTGGAACTGCATCAGCAGTTAAAGCCGGTGATTGAAGAATCCGTTTAGCAGATTCTTTATCACAATACGGACAAACCTTAATAGGTTCGTCCCTCATGCTTTGTACTAACTCCCAAAGTACTGGAGGAGTACACCCCTTACACTCGTAAACGTAGGTAGGCATTTACGAATTATCAATAACTCGTTCGTCTCCACGACCAGCCGCTTCTAAAACAGTATGTACAAACCGTGCCGCCGATTCATCTTTCGGCTTACCGGAATCATACGCAGTTTTAAACTCAGCAAAACCTTGATCGTAAGGACTTTGAGTACTTACCTCTGGCGAAACACTGTCACCTGCGAGAGCTTGACGCTCTTGCACACCTGCTACATCTCGTGTAGGTGACTCTTGCGGAGGTGCTGGTGCATTCCCTTTAAGAATCCCAAGTTCTGAAGCTTCAGCCTGTATGAGTTCTGTTTCCAGCGCCCCATCGTAAGCCTTATACAACAGTTGACCTGCTTTGCTGTCGGTATCAACTCCAGCTTTTATGAACGCCATTTCGCGTTTCATATTATCAAGTTCTTGTGTAGCTTTACGACCTCTTTCAGCCGCATCGCGCAAGTCCTTGATTCCACCAGAATCTTCTACATCAAATTCGTCTTCCATACCTCTCCTTTGCTATCGCACATAGTCGGAGGAACCATGCGGTGCGTGACTATTGTTAGCATCCCCAGTCGTCACAAGCTGGATCAGCCTCCACTTCTTACACACTAGGAGCGTGGGTGATCCCAGCGGAATATGGACAGCTTAGAGCGATACATCCATGTAGATTACTATACTACATTATCAGTCTATTTCAAGGAATATGCATTCTCCCGGACAATCTTCAGCCGCTTCAATAGCGCTTTCAGCCAACTCGTCTGGGACTGTTGCTGTTCCTCCAGCCATTTGATAAACAGGAGTGCTTTTATCTGTACGAGGGTTATCTGGTCCATATAAAGATTTCCAATCTGCTTCTTTAACGTATGCTAACCCATCGTCATGCATGTCAAAAAGGCTAGGACATATCTCTACACACAGCCCATCACCTGTACATAAGTCTTGATCTATCCAGACTTTCATTAACCCGGATGGTTCTGTATGAATTGCTCGTATTTTTCCGGACTATCTAAAACTATTGTGGTGTAAGAATACTTAGAACCATCATCACCTTTACCTAAAGTAACAGTGATCGTTCCGATTAAAGTACCTATAGCAACCAATAAGGCTGTTATCGCAGTAATGAGCTTAACAGTCTTATTCATTTTCTTCGTAGAATTTCTCTCCCCATGCTTTACTTTGAATAGCTTCTTCAGCTAGATAGATACGATCCCAGATCGTACTAAATTCTGAAGGAACCCATGCAAGAGAAGCAATGACATCTTTCATTTCATCGACATCACTTTTAATTACTTCTAAGTCAGCCGCCATAGCGCTTGTAATATGAGCAGGAGTGAAACGGCTAAGGTCATCGACCCTAGCGCTCCGCAAATCATCAAGACCGTCAGCATTTTCCATGACACCTTGAGATATTTCATCAAGTTTTGCCAAAACTGTACTGTCTGTTCCAGTGTTTCCTTCAATTACCTGCACCTGTTTTTCCAAATCATCAATCCTACCAGCGATACTAGCCGCGTTCCATACGACAACTCCACTGGTGATAGCTACGGACATGATGAGTCCGAGGGTTATCCTAGATACTCTGACTTGTTTAAGGTCGGTAACATCAGTCATTAGCTGGCGGCTGAAGCCGATCCATCACCAAAGCGTGATGCAACAACACTCTTAACAAGGCTGAGAACAGCAGTAGCTCCTGCAAGTCCAGCCGCTTTCATGCTTCCCATGTCACCAATAGTGAACACAGCAAGGAATGATTGCGCGAATGTGGCAACCACCCTCTCTAGTACGTCTTTGTTAAACATTATTTACGTTTACCTTTCTTTACCTTCTTGTATGGTACTTTCTTTGCCTTCCCTTTGGAAGAGCTAGTTGCATATTTAGGCATTTGCGCTCCCGAATCCAGTAGTTGTTCCTGACATTAATGCACCACCACCACCAGAAAAATCTGCTACACGCGATCTTCTTCGTTTTTCTAAGTCTTGCATAGTGTCAGGATCTAAATTTAATGCGTACTCGACACCTTCTTGCTGTATGTCAAAATCTTGTTCTCCAGCTTTTTCAGCGAATAACGCAGTCTGTTGTGCCAACGCTGTATATGCTTGGTACAACTGGTCGTTTGTATAATCTAAATCTGCTATATCTTCAGCTAATTCTTGAGTAAGAGTATTACCGAGTACATCTTGTGCATATCCACTAGCCGCCGCCGCTCCTGCTTGTTTAGATAAATTAATTAAATCAGCATTCGGATCAAGGAAATTTGCAAGCAAAGCGTTCTCTGCTTCTCCACCATACCATTGTTCATATTGTTCTAATACTGCTTCAGGTGCATCAAGAACAGCCGCAACTCCTTTAGAGATACGTTGATCTATTTGCGATAAAGAAACATTCCCACCAACTAGGTCACCAATATATTCTTTAACATTTGTATTACTTTCCATAATCATCTGATCTAACCCATATGAAACCATCAATTCATTGAACCTAGTTTCATAAGATAAATAATCTTGTATATCTATAGCGTTATAACCTGCATCAAGACGTTTGTGGTATCCGGGAAATCTGTTTTTAAATTCTTGTTGCTCAAACAATTCAGGTAATAAGTCTTCTGCTTTATCAGGAGGAAGCATAGTTACTCCTGTTGTTTCATCAAAGTAGGTACCAGTTAAACGAGGAATAATCCAATCTTCTAACAGTCGCCCAATCGCCGCTGTGTCAAATCCAGCCATTCTTAATTCAGCTTCTAAAAGATTACGAGCATATACAAGTTCTTCTTCAGAGAACTTAGGTAACCCACCTTCAGTAAGTGGTTCAAGTTCTGCATCATCATCAAACCAGCCACCTACTTCAAAAACTCCAAGATCTCCTCCTGTGTCTGGGCCAGCAGGATCAAAACCACTTCCTTCTAGAACTAATTCTTCAGAATCGCTGTCGTCATCCCACCCTTTAAGACGTAACTGAGCGCCACGACCATCAATATCTGTACCTTGTAGATCGGCTGGCATATCTTCAGTACGTGTTGCTCCTTCACCAAGCACCCATTCATATTCAGAATCTGCTGGTTCAGCCCCTAAACCACCAGTCCCCGCAATACGTCTAGCGGCTTCTGGGCTGACAAGACCAAGGTTTTTAGCCCACTCAATAGTCGCACCTTTATCACCTAATAGTCCTGCTTCTTCAAGAGCTTGTTTAAATTCTTCTGATATTTCAACCATTATCTATTCCCAAACATTTGTGCAACGGCACCTGAAAGTGATCTAACAGAGCCACGGAAATCATCTGACATTTGATACATTGATTGTCTTTTAGCAAATGTCTCACCATCTTGTGCATTAGCGAATCTTAACCCATCAGGGTCACTTCCTTTAACAAGATCATCCCATTTGAAACCTGAAAGATCTATACGATTTGGATCTAATTCTAAGAATTTAGATATTTCGCCTGTAAAGTCTTGAAGACTGTCAGATATTGTTAAACCTTTACTGATAAGACCATTAACATCAGTTACTTTTCCGAACTTAGTTTCAGCAAGACCATTGATGTAAGTCTTTACATCTTGCATAGTCATTGAACCAAACTGCATTGTTTTAGATTCATCGACCCACGGAGTATCAGGATCGTCATCTGGAAAGATACCACCTGTACTATTTACTCGATGAGCGAACTCTCTTATCTTAGCTTTAGGCATATTGACAACCATCGCTCGTGCATAAGCTTCAATATCTTCCATAGCTTGAAAGATTAATCCTTGCTGTGGAGAAGCCTCAAATTGCATAGCATCACGAGAAATTCTTGAAGCTAACTGCTCCTCAGTCCAACCATTCTTTTCTTTTTCCTTAGCAATATCTCCCATATAATCATGGCCGTGAGTACCAAAGAACGATGCATTAGTCCAACCGCCTAAAGAAAAAGCTGTTTGCTGTGCGTCTTGACCAGTTATCTTCAACTGTTCTTTAAATGAAGCAGGATCTTTAGACCTAAATAATTCATAATCACGAAGAGGTTCAGCAGTACTCTGCCACCAAGTAGAACTTTCTACAACACCAGTTAAAGCTTGATATAAAGAAGCATAATCTGATTTATCTGCATCAGGTACAGTCGTATACCAAGCCTCAACATCTTTATATAAGTCAGGATTATGGTTAAGAATCGTTTCCCATCCGGGAAATTTACTAAGAAAATCTTTTAACCAATTTGGTAAATCTGCCATTAGTCCTCCGAATCCCAGAAACCACGTTGATTCTGAGTTACTAATTGTCCTCTATTATCAACACGATAAGGCCCAAGGTTTTGAGCTAATACTTCTTCTGTTGTTTGATATGGATTGCCGTTCATCATATGCCAGAAAACTCTCGCAACCTGAGCAAGATACTCATGTGAAGTAACATTCCTACCAATCATTCTATTATTCTCTACTTGTGGATAGTAATCTTCTGTTACTGCTTTAGAACCACCACCATGATCCATGATTACAGCACCCACATCGCCTTTATATTTGTTTAATAAGGCATCAATAACAAAATTAGCTAATAATTTCTGTTCCTCTTCGTTACCTGCATGAGCCCATTTCCAATCTAAATCAGCATCTTGTGGGTTTTGATTTAAATAAACTATGGAATCATTATATTCATTACCGTGTACGTAACTATCCCATGTTGATTGACCCCATTGAAGTAACCCTCTAAACGAACCTGTGTAAGTATCAGGATGTGTACCATGATCTGATTCCTGTCCTTCAAGAGTGTCAATCAAAGTTCGTCTTATTTTTTGTTTCATCAAATCAGAATTTTTATCCCACTCTCCTTCACCTGTAAGAAAATTAACACCAGTAGGATACGGAGTAGAAATACCACCATAATCAGGATGCCATAGATAACCTTCAGGATTCATAGTTTCAGAAGTATGCCCAGCAGGTTCAAATTCGGCTGTATAAGATGGGCGAGAACGCCACGCATGTCTCAATTCAGGATTAGCATAATGAGCATTACCTATATGATATTCAAAAGCCGAGTTTAATGCGTCGCCTACGTCCCCTGTTCCTTCTCTTTTTTGAAATCTGCTTGTATCAACTGGACTAAATACCCAAGGAGTTTCAGGTAATCTT